TATTATCACTATCTTTACCAGTAGTTGATTTAATATTAATAGGATAAAATTTTCCATCAATAGTTAAGGCTACGTCATACCAAAATCTTGGTTTCGCAATTTGACATTTATCGCCAAATAAATCTTGTAGATATAATGCAACTGTACTTTCATCCTTTATAGAATTAATACGGCCATCTTCTGAATCTGTCGCGGCATTAAGTGTATTTTTCCCGGTTTCAATAATTTGTTTAAGTATTTCAAAAGTCATAAATTTCATCCTTTCATTTTTATATAATTATTATATTATAAATTATATTAAAAGTCAATTATTTAAAACACTAAAATCTACATTCTTAAATAAGAAATTACGACGAGGTTCAACGTCTTCACCCATTAACATTTTAAGACTTTCGGCCGCGGCTTCCATATCCTTAATAGTAAGTACCTCTAAATGACGTTCGGTAGGATGAAGCATAGAATTTTCCATATCTTCCGCTGTCATCTCGCCTAAGCCTTTTTGGCGTCCTTGTTCCCAATTAGGATATTTTTTACGAAGTTCAGTAAGCTCATTATCGTCATAAGCAAATACTCGTTTATCACCTTTTGTTAGACGATATAGAGGAGCGCGTAGCCAACATAAACGTCCTTCTTTAATAAAATCAGGCATAAGTACATAAAACATTGTGGCAATTAAGCACATAATGTTATAACCATCAACATCAGCATCGACTGCGATAGCGACTTTACCATAATTTAATTTCTTACTATTATAATGGTTCTGGATGCCGCATCCAAGAGCAAGAATAATATCAGAAACTTCCTGATTTTCAAGGCACTCATCAAGTGGATGTTTTAATAGATTTTTAACTTTACCACGAACAGCATAAAGTGCTTCTGTATTAACATCACGCGCGGGCATCAAGCCACCAAGAGCACTATTACCTTCACAAATAATTAACATTGAATCTTGCCCATGTTTTTCACAATCTTTGAATTTATCAGAAGAAGTAATTTTCTTTTTCTTTTGAATAACTTCTTTTTGTTCCATATTAAGAACTGCATTACGTGCTTTTTCCGCGGCAGCCTCTGCTTTTTCAACCTTTCGCATCATTTCAACAATAGTATTAAATTCATTTGAATATTTAATACTCATATCCTTTAAGGCAGAGGTAAAAGCAGTCGTTGCCAACGTGCGTAATGAAGGATTATTAATTTTTGATTTAGTTTGATTAGCAAACGAAGGATTTTCTACCTTACAATTAATTACATAAAATAAATTTTGACGAATCTTTTCGCCATCAAAACTTTCATTTGCTAATGAATTAAAGGTTTTTGTAATAGCCGCGCGAGCACCAGTAATTGGAGTGCCACCTTCAGGACAGCGAAGACCATTTACAAATACATATCCAGTTTCTCTCTTGGTCCCCCATTGGAATGCGATTTCTATACTATCTGTTCCATCGCTTGCTGAACTAGTAATAATATGTTTTTGAAGTGGCTTTTCTAAATTATCAGCAATAAAATCTATAATACCATTTTTCGCGCAATAAGTTTGTTTTTCTCCATTGTTTGTATATACTACAAATTCAATACCGGGATATAAATATGATATGTCTTTTATATCAGAACAAATACGCTTAAAATTATAACCAATTTCGCCATTAGAAAACACTTCAGGATCAGGGCTGAAATCTATCACGGTTCCATTACTAGCGTTAGGACAATTGGTTTCTTCATAAGAAACTAAAATACCTTTTTCAAAACTTGCCATAGCACATTTTTTATCACGATAGCTACGAACTATGAAAGTTTTTGAAGATAGACATACACATGAGCCACCGATGCCATTTAATCCCGATGCATTTTTATATGAATCATGAGAGAATTTTCCGCCCGTATGACTTTTTGTAAAAATGGAAACAAGAACATTTTCTCCATTTTCACGAATACCAAATGGTACACCACGTCCATAATCTCTAACTGAAATTAAATTTTTATCTTCATCTAGCCCAATTTCAATTTTTTTACCATACCCTGCAAGAGCTTCATCTGTGCTATTATTTATAATTTCTTTTAAGGCTTGATAGGTGCCTTCAATGTCATCCGACCCCAAATACATATTTATTCTGGTTCTAACGCCAGTACGAAAATCTAATGATTGAATACTATCAATATTATACTCTTTATTCATTAATAAACCTCCAATGTAATCCACTTGCTGATTTTTATTTTCCTCTACAATTTCTACTAATTGTTTCTCCTAAAATTCCAGTTTTTCTTTCTGCATCTGATAAACTTTCATATATTATACCAGTTTCAATGCACTATACTTCTTTTCTATGCTAAGCAAGTTGATTATTTCTATTATGTTCTGGCGTTCTTTCATATTTCTTTAATCCTTCACTAATCGCTTTTTTATGCGCTTCGGTTTTTGGAACACCCTTACGTGTATTGCTCATTTTAATTTTTGTCTCTTGACTATGTAAATGATTTAAACCACCAGAGTCTAAATTAAATCCATTATTTATCGTATTATATTTAGCAATAAGCTCTTCTTCTAATTTATTTGCTTCTTCAAGCGTTAAATTATCATATAATATTTCATGCGAAAAATTATTCCAACCATACTCCTAAATAGCTTTATAAAATTTAGTACAAGTTTTATATGCGCTAGGCTTCCATCTTGTTTTAATATCATTTGTTTGTCCAATATATTTTCTTCCATCTAATATTAAAATATGAACATATATAACCCATTTATTCATTATAATTACCACCCCAATATTCTCTCTGCCATTTGTAGTCGTTCTGATTCATTTGTTTGAAAATAATTTAGTAATGTATCAAATTTATCAGGTGAAAGATTTGAATTTCCAGAACGCCATTTATATAGCATTGCTACACTTATTCCAGTTACTGCCGCGATTGATTCAACACTCTATCCATTACAATTCTTTGGACTAATGTTTGCCGCAGTTCGTAGGAGATTATTCATTTCTGCGAATGTTTTATACATATTATCCTCCTCCTCCTTTCATAGAATAAGTAGAAAGATTAGAATGAAATTATAGTTTTTTCTACTAAAATTATAATTTATATTGAGGAAATTCTTCTAAAAGTTCTTTTTTATATTTATAAAAAGTATTTGGAGCTATATTTGCCAATTTTGCGCACTCCTTATTATTTAACGTACCATTAAAATAAATACTATTAGCTAATATAATTTCTTTTGCTGGTCTACTTTTTTTAATATTTAATTTTTTACCTTTTATTCCTCCGATTTGTTTTCCTTCTTGTTTAGCACGTTCTATTCCTGCCTTAACTAAAGCACTAAAAGATTGTTTAACTTCATCATTATCTTTATTTACACCATGAAGTATTTTATGACACTATGTGCAAATAGGAACAATATTGGTAATTTTATCAGTTCCTCCAAAAGATAATGGGACAATATGATGAAACATAATTTCATTATTATAATCTATCCCACAATTACAACAAATTGTTCCTTTTAATTCTTTCAATACTTCATAACTAAATTTAGTTGCTTTTACTCGTCCCATTATATTTCTCCTTTTCTTTACATTTAATTATAACATAAATTAAAGAAAAAGTCAACTTTTTAATTAGTTGACTTAAATATCTTATGGTTAATATTAATATATTTTTTTTCTATCTTTTCCATATCTTCTTCAACAATTCCACCACAGAGATATTTCTCATATAGATTCCAAGAACAAATTTCCATATAAACTTCATTCATTTTTTCTGAATATACTTCATTTAATGGCAGCAATGTCCAATCTTTTTTCAATGATGTAATTTTCTCCCAAACGCTATTCATTGTGCGATAACCACGTTTCGTCATTTCTTCTCGCACGTAGTAAGCATAAGAAATGAAATGATTATAGTCATAGTCAAGAACAAAATTTACAAGAATATGATTAGGAGTTCCATTCTTTTGAATTGCACCTGCAATTGCAGATAATTCTCTCCAAGCTGCAACTAATTGTTCTCGTGGAAGAACTTCAATTAAATCTTTATGCCATAGACGCATTATTCATTTTCCTCTATATAATCTTCACTATGAATATCAATATTACAATCTGCTAATTTTTCTAATGCAGTAGCAATTCTAGCTAAAGTTTCAATTTTTAATATCTCATGCATACTGTCTTGCGATTTTTTAATAATAGCTTTTTTTAAGTCGTCATTAGTTTCAAGATACATTTCTGCAAAAGTTGTATTAATTTTATGTACCATTTCATACCAAGTCATTTATTTTATACCTCCCTTTTATATATTTATAATACTACAAATTAAAAAATAAGTCAAATTATTAAATTTGACTTATTATCTCCAATAACAATCATTTATTTCATTTAAATTATTACATTTAGGACAATTTGATTCCCAATATGTAAAACAATAATTTTCATCCCATTGCGGTTCCACTTCTGTCAAATATTCATATCCGCATCTATCACATTTAAATTGTTTAAAACTATTTGAAATTTCTTTATAGTTTGAATTAGCCCATTCTAGAAATTCCTTTTCTGGCTTTGCCCATACCTCTGTAATATATAAATTAAAAATTT